GATGTCCAGGCGCTCGCCGTCAGCCAGGGTCAGGACCGTGCGCAGGTTCAGGCGTTGGGCGTCGAGGCGTTCGCTGATGATGTCGATGGCCTTGCAATGGCCGTCGTCGATCAGCCATTGCAAGGCTTCGCGAGCATAGAATTCGGCATCGAGCTGGGTTTGGCGGGTCAGCTTGACCCGTCGCAACAGCCACAGCCGCGAGCCGATGCGGTCGTCGGCAACGGTAGGAAAAGTGTCGCCCCACCAGCCGAAACGTTCCTCGTCATCGACGGCATCGTCGTCAGCGGCGCGGCGCCAGGTGAACAGGCTGATCAGCACCGAGCGGGTCAGTGCGGCGTGCAGGTTCTGGCTGATGAACATCATTGGCCTCCCGCCGGCGCGCCGGTCTGACCGTTGCCGGCCTGTACACCGACATGCACGTGTTTGATCTGGCTGATGCCGCCGGCGATCTGGTCGCCCTGGGAAACGATCTTGCCGGTGTGGTTGATGACCGGGCTGTCGATGTTCACCGCGCTGCTGGCGCGGATGTTCAGGGTCGCGGTCTGGATGTCGATGACACGACCACGCTTGAAGTGGAGCTTGTCGCCTTCGTCGGTGTAGAGCGCCACTTCGCCAGGGGCCAGGGCCTGGAGGCGGAAGCGACGATCGGCGACCACCAGGACCACGGCATGGGAACGGTCGCCCCCCAGGAACGTGGCAATGCCCTCGGCACCGGCCAACGGGTTGCTGGTGAAGCCGTAGGGTTCGAAGTGCTCCATGTCGTCGTTCACTTCGCCGGCGGTGAGGCGCATTTGCAGCGACTGCAACTTGGTGGCCGAATTGGCGAGCACGACAGTGCCGCGCGCCAGGAGGCGGGTCAGTAGGCTCATTGAGGTTTTCCTTCGGAATCGGGTTTAACAGCAATTGGGCGGCTAACCCGGAACACTGTGGGAGCGAGCTTGCTCGCGATAGCGGTCTGACATTCGAAGCAGATGTTGACTGACACACCGCCATCGCGAGCAAGCTCGCTCCCACAGGAGATCTGTGGTGGGCAGGCATCGGTGCCGGATTCAGGGTTTGGGCGCCACCGGGTTGGCGTCGAACGTGTGCGGCGGCGCGACTTGCAGGGTAGTGACGGAGCCTTGTGCCGACAGCGAGTACGTCACTTTGGAAATCAGCATGTCACCGTCGAACCCCAGCACCGGATCGATCACCCGCACCAAGGTGTTATGCCGCCACAAGTCGCCATTGGCCTGGCGCCAGCCCTGCACGCGGTAGGTAGTGGTCAGGGCCTTGCCGGTGCGAATTGCGCTTTCCCAATCGGCCCGTTGCTGGGCCAGTTCGAAGGTCAACTGCGCGCTCTCGCTGATCACCGTCACCCGCTTGCGCTTGAAGCTCAGGTCCGTGGCGGTGCCAGAGACTTCACTCACCGCCGCCCCACTCTGCTGATCACTGCCCTTGTGCTGACCGATGACCCGGTATTCGGAGAACACCTGGCTGTAGTCCATCGGTGCGTTGCCCGACAGAATGTTCTTGCCCAGCTCCAGCACATCACTGGCCCGTCCGCCGCTGCCGGGTTTGGCCAGCAGCACGCGCCCTTGCGCGTCATCGGTGGAGAACACCCGGAACAACGTCAGCAAACGGTCGATGGATTGAAAGACCGTTTCCCCTGGCACGATGCTGTGTTCGCTCAACCGCGCGGTTTCAGGAATTTCACTGATGACCCCCACGCCATATTGCGACGCCAGGGCCTGGACGATGCTCAGCACCGTTTGCCCGCGCCATTGAGTCGGGCGGTTGATCGCCGCGCAGTCCACCAGATCCTGGGTCTTGGAACCGCCTTCAATGCTCAGGCTGATCTGCCGACCGTCATAGCTGACCGGTGCCTTGAACACATAACCGCTGAGAACCAGGTCGGCACCAATGCGCACCTGGCATTCATCGCCCGGACGGATCGGCACCGCTTGGGTCTGCCCCGGCCATTGCCAGGTGATGTCGAGTTTGAAGGTGCGGAATTGGCGCTCCAGGTCCGCACTGATTTCGACACTTTTCCAGCCACCGTAATCCAGCCCGCCGACGGTAAGCGAGACAGCGTTGTCGAGCTCGTTCATGGCTTACTCCCCCGAGACTTTCAGGTCATTGGGCGGCAGGAAACCAGGATGGGCTACGCCGTTACGCTGGGTCACTTCAGTCACCCGGGTGGCATCGGCAAATTGCTGATACGCCACCACCAGCGCTGGCAGGCTTTGCTTGAACGACAGGTTGATCAGCCTTACCCCCGACGACGCCACCGCCGTCAAGTGCGCGGCCATTTGCTGGCGCAGGTTGTTCATCGCCTGGTAGTGCTCCGGATCAGCCTTGAGGGAGGCCTGCCAGATAACCTCGTTAAGGGCCTCGCGCAGGGCCAGCACATCGTCGGCCACCGGCACGTCCCTGCGCTGGACCGGTTGCACGGCTTGTTGCGCCACCGACGGCGTAGCGCCCAACTTGACCACAGGCGCCGCCACCGGCATCGCCGCAATCCATTGCGCGGCCTGCACCAGCAGGGTGTCCTGCACCAGATCGGCCACCGCCTGGGCCGCCGCCGTGGTGTCCTTGCCGGTGGTGAGTTTGGGCGCGTCGGCCTTGCGAATGGCCTCCACCTGTTGCGACACGCTGGCAATCACGCCGCGATAGCCGTCACGGGCAAACTCCTTCAGCTCGCGGATGTCGCCCAGCAACCCCTTGAACTCGGCCACCACCTCCTTGGGCAACGCTTTCACCGCCTTGACCAGATCGCTGAGTTGCCGATAGGTCTCGATCAACGGCTTGAGCTCCTGCTCGATCACTGCGTAAACATCCTTGAGGCTGTTGCGCAAGTCCGCGATGCCGATCCGTGCGGCCTTGATCAAGGTCATGGCGTCTTCGAAGCGCCGCACCGCCGAACCGAGGAAGCTGTCGGCCGAGACCAGCAGCAGTTTCTGGCTGTTGATCGTGGCCGAGGGAAATGGCAGTGGCTGGTCGGGGTAGAACTTCAGGGCGAACGTCACCAGCCCGCCGTCCTGGCGGGTCTGGGTCATGTCGCATTCGCCAACCTTGACTTGCATGCGCCCCAGCCATGGATGCACCAGTTCACCGCTGCCCTGCTCCAAAGCCTTGAGCAGCTTGTCGCGCTGCTCCAGGCAATCGGGGCCGACGATGAACGCGGTCAGCTCATGAATCTTCGCCTGCTGGCCGAGCCCTTCGAAAAACGGCTGGTCGCGCTGTGGATATTCATGCAACTGACCTTTGTGGCCGACCGGGGTTTTCGCCTGATCGACCCAGAACCCGACGCCACGAAACGACGCAGGCAACAAACGATCACGCCAGCTCATTGGAGCCTCCTGTGGAAAGTGAGCGATAGCCGATGCGCGAACTCACCGCCAGGGCCGGTTGATTGGTCTGTGGCGGATCGGCGCGCAACCCGGCCGGCGCGTTTTCGAAGCGCACAGTCAGGCCGCCTTCGAGTTGCGTGCGGTTGTTGGCGGCGCTTTGTTGTACCAAGGCACTGGAGGTTTGCGGCAACGCACCCGGCGCCAGCGAGGTTTTCGCTGGCCCGTTGGCGGACGCTGGCGCCAGGCTGGACGACAGGCCCGCAGGCTCTTCGCCGGCCCCGCCAAAAAACGCCGGCGCCAGCTCACCCTTGCCTTCGGCATTGGTGGCGCGCTGCGCCTCGGTCAGTCCTTCGACCTTGCCAGTGAACGTGGTGATGAGTTCACCGAAGCCGCTGTTGAAGAACGCCTTGATCGGTGCAATCACGCCCTGCAGCTTGTCCCACCACTGGCTGAACCACTCGCCCACCGGCCCCCACTGTTGGGTGAGGCCCTCGATGGGCGACCAGTCGAACAGGCCGCTGAACACCGCCAGCATGATCGCCACCTGATTGCGGACGCCCTCCCAGATCCCAGCGAAGACTTCTCCGATCGTGCCCCAGTTGGCCATGATCAGTCCCAACGGCGTCCAGTCGAACAAGCCTTTCAGGGCATCCATCACCGGCACGGTCAAGGCCTTGAGCAGATCCCAGATCGCCGCGAACAACCCGGTCAGCGGTGCCCAATTGGTAACAATCAAACCCAAGGGTGACCAGGCGAACAGCGTCTGCATGAAACCGATGACCGGCGTTGCCGCCGCCACGATCACATTCCAGAGCGCGCCAAAAAAGCTGCTGATCGGGCCCCAGTTACTGATCAACAGCCCCATCGGGGTGAAGGCGAACATTGTCTTGAAGAACTCGACCATCGGCAGGACGATCGGCGCAAGGCGCTGCCAGAGCCCGGCGAAAAACGCCGAAATCGGCGTCCAGTGGGCGATGATCATCCCTGCCGCCAAGGCGATGCCCATGGCAATCAAGCCGATGGGGTTCATCTTCATGGCCAGGTTGACCACTTCCATTGCCTGACTCGCGCCGCTGACCGCCATTTGGATCGCGTTGAACGCCACGACGCCATTCGCCAGGCCCTGTACCAGTTGCGGGTTGTCCTGCAGCACCTGGGCCACGCCGCTGACCATGGGCTGCAAACTGACCGTCACCGCGTTGACCGCAGGCCCCAGGGCCGAGCCGAACTGCACCGACACGTTGCTGATGGAAGTCTTCAATCCATCCAGGTTCTGTGCCGCTACACGGGGCGCGTCAGGCGCCTGGACGGCATTGGCCGCCGCGCTCGCCGCGCTCGCTGCGCCCGCTTCGTCCTTGAAGGACAGCGCCGACTTGAGCCCGTCCATAAACGGCTGGGCCAGGCCGCCGCTGGGCAGCAGACCGGAAATGTCCAGGCTGCCCAGGCCCGTGGCGTCGAGGTTCTGCTTGAAACTCGCGACCTTCGCACGAAGGCCGGCGAGCTTGGGTGACAGCTCATCGATGCCCGTGAGCAGCACCGCTTTTTTCTCTACCGTTTGTGTGTCTGCCATCACTGCACCTGCTGCATCGCATTGATCCGTTGCGCGTGCTCCAGGGATTCGCGGAGCACATCCAGTGGCCTGGCCATCATCTGTTCGGGGTCAACCTTCCAGAACCAGGCCAGGTCATAGGCGGCGGCGATCAGGTCGCCGATGGCTGCGACGCCGCACTCATGAAAAAACTCGCGACGGCCCAGCTCAGGGCATTGAGGTCTGCCAGGTCCAACTGGTTGACCGACGACGGCGGGATGCCGGCGCACACCGCGATGTATTTGGCCGCGACGTCCATGTCCAGGCTCACCTCCTCGCTCTTGTCGATCTTGTACGGCAGCGCCTTGATCGCCCGGACTTCCTGCACCGTCGGACGGCGCAGGGTCAGTTCGCCCACCGGCTCGCCGTGGGCCTCGATGGCCACGCGCAGCGTCACGACATCGCTCATTGCCAGGTCCCCTTGATGCCTTCGAATTTCAGCTCGATGGTGGCGTCGTCACCCTTGGACACAGGCTCTTCCACCAGGTAGGCGCCGGCCAGCACGTAGACCTTGCCGTTATTGAATTCGCAGGTGACGGTCATGTCGGTGCCCGCAACCAGTTGCTTGAGCGGGAAGTCCGCGGTGTGCAGCGCCGTCACCTTGAAGGACGGGGCAATGTCGGTTTCCTTGTAGAAACCCGGTACGACGGTTTCGCGTTTGGTGAACATCAGTGGCGCTTCGCAGCCGCCGTTGATGGTCAGTTGAGCGCCGTCCACTTTGACGTAGCAGGTGCCCGCAATCAGTTGACCCATGGTGTTTCTCCCTTCAATAAAAAGCCCACGTGAAGTGGGCCGATGCTATGCACTTAAGGTTTGTTTGAATCATTGTGGCGAGGGAGCTTGCTCCCGCTTGGGGCTGCGAAGCGGCCCCCTGCTTTGCCAGGCATCACACCGTAGGGGATGCTGGCGCATCCAGCGGGAGCAAGTTCCCTCGCCACGGTCAGGCGGCGGCGTCGTATTGCAGGCGGAACTGGTTGAGCAGCGCGAACACCCGCAGGCCGTTGATGTAATCCGGCGGGAACAGCACATTGACCCGGCTCGGGTCCTGACTGTCACGCTCGACAACCAGGTGCTCGGCGAACAGCTCGGCGTTTTCCACATGGCCTTCCAGTTCGAGCTTGGCGTATTGAGCGATCAGCTCGCCGCGAATCGTGCTCGGGGTCACGATGGGCTGGCCGGCGCCGAAACGGGTGCCGTCGGCGGCCAGTTTGTGGCGGCCGTACTTGCTGGTGATCACGCTTTGCAGGCGACGGACGATGAACGCCGACTGGTGCATGGTTTCGCTGTCCAGATAGGAATTGTCTGCCTGACCGTAGGCGTTTTTCTGATAGGTGGTGATCGAACGCTGAATGCGTACATTGCCGCCTTCGTAGTACGCGGTAGCGATGCCGTAGTTGAGCAGCGACTGACGCTCGGTCAGGGTGAAACGCTCGCTGGCCGGTGCCGGGTCGAGACCGGGCAGGCTGCCGCTTTGAGTCGGACGACTGGCGTCGGCAGAGATGAATACCGAGGTGCGCGCAGCCAATGCGGCGGCCTGCACCCAGAACGGTTGCGGCACGCCCGGTTCCAGCGCCTGAATGGTCATGTGCTGGTCGTTACGCGCCTGGCCGGCTGCCACCAGGGTACCGATGGTGCCGCGCTTGGCACTGTAGACGTGACCGAACAATTGCTTGGCCCAGGACCAACGACCGGTGCTGTCATCCATGACGGCTTGCCAGGTGTTGAGGGTCGACAGATCCGACCATGGCATGCAGATGAACTCGAACGGTTCATCGCCCAGCGCCGCCACGGCAGCCATTTGATCTGGCACACCGGCGCCGCCGGTCATGGCAGTGATTGCCGAGGTCAGGCCTGCCGGGGTTTCTTCGCCGTTGCTCTTGCCCAGGCGATTGAATTGCAGGCTGATGTCGTTGCCGCTGTCGCCAGTCCATTTGGCGCTCAGGGTGACTACACCTTCGACCGCTGCAGCAGTGACCGGCAGATCGGTGCTGGCGTTGATTTTCAGCGCCAGGGCGGTGGCCGCTTGCGCCGCGGTGGCACCGTTGACGATCGCCGCCTGAACACGAACGCCGCCGACGTACAGGTTGAGCACACCGCTTTGAGTCGCGGCACCGGTCAGGGTCAACACGCCTTTGGCAATGCTGCCTTCTGTGTTGTGCAGCGGCAGGCACCAGATCTCGCCGATCGGGTCGGTCTTGCGCCAGGTTTCGTACATCGATGCGAGCATCGAGCCCTGGCCGCCAATGCTTTTGGCCAGCGCGACGCTGGACACCAACACCAGTTTGCCAACGTCAGCCGGTGCAATGTTGTCGTTGACCTGAGCGACGATCAGACGGCGCATGGCCGACGACGCGCTATTGGCCGCCGAGTTGTCCATTTCTGCGTAGAACAGCGGAACACGAATGTCCGCGGGGATGTTGCTGAATCCGATCGCCATTATTTGGCTCCCTGTGGTTTCGCCGCTTTCACGGCCTTGGTAGTGATATCGCCATCGGCCAGACGTCGACGCCACCAGGCGTTGTCCGGCACTTCACGGCCCTCAAGGGGCAACAGATCGCCCGCTTCCGGGTCCGGCACGGCACGGCCAGGGGCCGGCAGCACGGTGATGCGTTTGCTCATGGGGTTACGTCTCCAGAGAAAGTCAGTTCCAGGCGCCCGTCGGGGCCTGGGCGTTGCAGATTGGGGTCCGCCGGATCGATCGCATCGACCCGCACGGTGACCCCGGTAAAGGACGACAAACCGTCCAGTTCACGCTCGTGCCAGCTCTCCGCCGGCTGACCCGGCAGATTGCGGCCGAGTTGGAATTCAGCAAAAAAGCGCAGGCGATACAGCACGCGGCTGCTGTTGATGGAAACCAGTTCGCCGCCGTCGTAGGCGATGGCGCTGTAGTCGTTGCCGGGCTTGAAACCCACCAGTGCGCGCCACAACTCGGCGCGCAGGTCATGCAGTTGATCCAGCGCTGCTGTGGCGTCCGTGGTGTCGAGTACCAGGGTGACTTCGAAGCGGTCGCGGATTGGTTGCAGCATCATGTTTTGCGCAAGGCTTTTGCTCGCCACATCGGCAATCGGCACCACATAAGCGCAAGGTGTTTGCAGCGGGGTGTTGGCTTGCAACGTGGCGAGGTCGATGCCGGCCGCGATGCGATTGGCCAGGGTTGGGCATTGCTCACGCAGCTGCGTGATCAGAGCCGTGATCTTCATAATTCTTCACCGGGCAATAAAAAACCCGCGGCGGCGGGTTTGAGTGAACGGTACTGGCCGTGGGAAATCCGCGTCCTTGCGGACCAGTGCGGTATGCACTGAGGTTGACGCTCCTTCAGGTTGGGCTCTCAATGATCCTGAGACGTATCGCGCGGCGGCACTTCGCAAACGCCAATCCGCTTGGCGGCCCAGCGTTCATAAAGCCCGATGGCCACGTCCGCCCCTGCCATCGCCGTCAGGCAGCCAAAGGCACCTGCAGCCCAGATCGACACGCCGGCGGCGTACAGCAGCATGATTGCCGAGACGCCGCAGATCATGCAGGCCCCGGAGCGCAGCGCCAGGCGCCGCAGCAATGACCAGCCACGGGCGCCCTCCTTGTCGGCGCGCCACATTTCGCCGGACACCCCACCCACCACGGCGAGGAGGATGACCAGCCAGATCGGCATGTCCAGCAACGCTTGTTGCTCGTTTGTCATGTCACGCCTCCAGGGGGTGATTGATGAGTGATATGTGTTGGATTCAAGCGATGTCTCTTGAGGTAGGCATTCCAAAAAGCCCGGCATTGGCCGGGCTTTTCAGTAATGCGGTCCTTCGCCTTCCTTTAATCCTGTGTACAAAAAGGAAGCTGACCTTTCGGCGCTACTGGCGCGGTACGAGTCCATTCAGATTGTTTTTCCGACCGCGGTCCCTGCCCGCCGGATAACTGCTTCTGGTGCTTTACGCTGCACACCCGGGTCAGTTGCCAACCCTCTG